CTTGATACCACAATTGATTGGAAAAATACTGGTGATAATAGTTACGATGGTGAAAAGCTTGCGTTACTTGTACATGATGAGGCCGGCAAATGGGAAAGACCAGAAAACATATTAAACAACTGGCGTGTAACTAAAACCACATTAAGATTAGGTTCAAGAGTTATAGGTAAATGTATGATGGGTTCAACTAGTAACTCATTAGATAAAGGGGGCGAAAACTTTAAAAAACTATATAATGACTCAGACGTTACAAAAAGAAATCGCAATGGACAGACTCGCTCGGGACTATATAGTTTGTTCATACCTATGGAATGGAACTTCGAAGGATTCATTGATTCTTTTGGATTACCTGTATTCAATACGCCAGAAAAACCGATTAAAGACAATTATGGGCAATTCATCGATGTTGGGGTTATCGAGCATTGGGAAAATGAAGTTGAAGGATTAAAAGGAGATCAAGACGCATTAAATGAATTTTATAGACAGTTCCCCCGCACCGAGGAACATGCGTTTAGAGATGAAACTAAAAATAGTATATTTAATTTAGCTAAAATTTATGAACAAATTGATTATAATGAAGAAGCTAGATATAATGCTCTTGTTACTCGCGGAAGTTTTTCGTGGAAAAACGGAATGCAAGATACAAAAGTAGAGTTTACACCAAATCCAAACGGAAGATTTAATGTTAGTTGGGTGCCTCAAAAACATTTACAAAATAAAGTAATTATTAAAAATGGAATTAAATATCCTGCTAATGATCATGTTGGAGCTTTTGGTTGTGACAGTTATGATATATCCGGTACAACAGATGGTAAAGGATCTAAAGGATCTTTGCATGGCCTTACAAAGTTTAGTATGGAAGAAGTTCCTGCTAATATGTTTTTTTTAGAATATATAGCTAGGCCTCAAACAGCTGAAATATTTTTTGAAGATATATTAATGGCTTTGCATTTTTATGGTATGCCATTGCTTGCAGAAAATAATAAACCAAGATTATTATACTATTTAAAAAGAAGGGGCTACAGAGGTTATTCAATGAATAGACCTGATAAAGTTTGGAATAAATTATCTACAGCAGAAAAAGAAATAGGTGGTATACCAAACTCTAGTGAAGATATAAGGCAAGCTCATGCGGCTGCCATAGAAAGTTACATTAATGTATATGTTGGAGAAAAACCTGATGGTTTATACGGTGATATGTATTTTAATAAAACTTTAAACGATTGGGCAAAATTTGATATAAATAAAAGAACTAAATTTGATGCCGCTATAAGTTCTGGTTTAGCAATTATGGCATGTAATAAAAACAGATATGCGCCCAATACGCAAAAGCAAATAAAAAAAGAAGTAAGTTTTAGCTTTGCTAAATACAACAATAAAGGAAACATTTCAAAAATAATACAATAAATGAAATACGATACTAAAGGTATTTTTCCAAGTCAATCATTAAGCGACGTTGAGAAAGCAGATCCTAAATACGGTTTACAAGTTGGTAAAGCTATAGAGTCCGAATGGTTTAAAAAAGATGCCGGTAATACGCGCTATTTTTCAAACAGAGATAATTTTCATAGATTAAAATTATACGCAAGAGGAGAGCAAAGTATACAAAAATACAAAGATGAATTATCAATAAATGGCGACTTAAGTTATTTAAATTTAGATTGGAAACCAGTTCCTATTATACCTAAATTTGTTGATATAGTAGTAAACGGAATTGGAGAAAGATTATATGATGTTAAATGTTATTCAGTAGATGAAGCTAGTAGCAAAGAAAGAACTACTTATGTAAAAGATATATTATTAGAAATGGAAAATCAACAGATTTTTAATGCTGTTGAACAACAATTAGGTATTAAAGCTTTTAAAAACGATAAAAATAATTTACCAGCTAATAATCAAGAATTAGAATTACATATGCAGCTTGATTATAAACAAGCTATAGAAATTGCTGAAGAACAAGCTATAAATAATATATTAGATTTAAATAAATATCATTTATTAAAGAAAAGGTTAGATTATGATATAGTTGTATTGGGTATTGCTTGTGTTAAAAATAGTTTTAATACAGCTGAAGGTATTAAATTAGAATATGTTGATCCAGCTGATATTGTTTATTCATATACAGAATCACCTTATTTTGATGATTTATATTATGTGGGGGAAGTTAAAAAAATAAATTTTGTTGAATTAAAAAAACAATTTCCTTATTTAACTAATGAAGATATAAAAGAAATACAAGATGCTGGCGCTAATAATTCTAAACTATATAACTATAGTCAAAAAATTGAAGATAATGATAAAGATTATGTTGATGTTTTATATTTTGAATATAAAACTTTTGAAAATCAAGTTTACAAAATAAAAGAAACCGCAACAGGAGCTGAAAAAGCAATAGAAAAAACAGATCAATTTAATCCTCCTAAAGACGCTGAAGCAAGATTTAAAAAAGTTAATAGAGCAATAGAATGTTTATATGAAGGTGTTAAAATTGTAGGAAGAGATAAGTTGTTAAAATGGAATAAGGCTGTAAACATGACAAGGCCCAAGTCAGATATTACAAAAGTACAAATGAGCTACAATATAGTTGCACCAAGAATTTACAAAGGTAAAGCTGAATCATTAGTTAGCAGAATGACCACGTTTGCTGACATGATACAATTAACTCATTTAAAATTACAACAAGTGCTTTCTAGATTAGTTCCAGATGGAGTTTATTTAGATGCTGATGGTTTAGCTGAAATTGATTTAGGTAATGGCACAAATTATAATCCACAAGAAGCTTTAAATATGTATTTTCAAACAGGTTCTGTTATTGGTAGATCTATGACTCAGGATGGTGATTTTAACGGTGCAGCAAGAATGCCTATACAAGAATTACGTGCAAGTGGCGGTAATCAGAAAATAGCTGCTTTAATACAATCATATAATTATTATTTGCAAATGATGCGTGATGTTACAGGGTTGAATGAAGCAAGAGATGGAAGCAAGCCTGATCCTAATGCTCTAGTAGGATTACAAAAAATAGCAGCAGCAAATAGTAACACAGCTACACGCCATGTGCTACAAGCTGGTTTATATTTAACGCTAAAAACAGCAGAAGCTGTATCTTTAAGAATATCTGATGTTTTAGAATTTAGTAACACTAAAAATTCTTTAATGGAATCCATAGGTCAATTTAATACGATGGCTTTATCAGAAATATCTGAGTTACATTTACATGACTTTGGTATATTTATTGAATTAATGCCAGACGAAGAGCAAAAACAAATTTTAGAAAATAATATACAAATGGCACTTCAACAACAACAAATAAATTTAGAAGATGCTATTGATGTGCGTGAAGTTAAAAATTTAAAATTAGCTAATCAATTATTAAAATTAAAAAGAAGAAAAAAGTTTGAGCAAGATAGAATAATACAACAACAAAATATACAGGCTCAAGCAAATTCTAACGCACAATCTTCTCAGGCTGCAGCCGCTGCTGAAATACAAAAACAACAAGGTATTGCTGAAAGTAAAGTACAACTTGCACAAGCACAAAGTGGGTTTGATGTACAAAAAATGGAAAAAGAGGCTGCAATTAAAAAAGAATTAATGCAATATGAGTTTGAATTAAACATGCAGCTTAAAGAAAAAGAAATGCAGGTAATTACAAATAGAGAGAGTAATAAAGAAGATAGAAAAGATAAAAGAACTAAAATACAGGCGTCTCAACAGAGTGAACTGATAGACCAGCGAAAAACTGGTAAACCACCTAAAAACTTTGAATCCGCAGGTATGGATAACTTAGGTGGCTTTGGTTTAGAGCAATTTGAACCAAGATAAATTTTTAAATAATTATATAATATTTTATTATGGCAGAAAAAATAGAAGCTAAAGTTTTAGATACTGAAGAAGTGTCTTTACAACAAAAAGAAAAAGAAGTACAAAAAAACGCTGGTGTTAAACTTGAAGACGGCGTTTATAAAGTTGATTTAACAAAAATAAATAAAGAAAATGCCGTTCAAGAGTCGAGCACAAATGACAGCAATGCTGTTGTCGAACAATCCGAAAACAGTAGCGACAGCCAAGAAGTGGCTGAAGAAGTACGGGAAACCAAAAAAGAAGAAGTAGAATCACCTATAGTAGAAGAAATAACCGATGAAACAAATAACCCTAACGAGGCAGGAGTGGCTGGAAGCCCTGAAACTGCCAACCCCACACCGCAACAAGAAGAAGTATTACAGGAAGGTGAAGCACAAGAACAAATAAAACTACCAGAAAACATTACAAGCCTAGTGGATTTTATGAATGAAACTGGTGGTAGTATAGAAGATTATGTTAGATTAAGCGCAGATTATGCTGACGCTGATCAAAAAACATTATTAAGAGAATATTACAAACAAACAAAACCTCATTTAAATGATGATGAGGTATCTTTTCTTATGGAATCTGATTTTTCTTGGGATGAAGAAACTGAAGAACCAAAAGATATAAAGAAAAAGCAAATTGCTTTGAAAGAAGAGGTTGCAAAAGCAAAAAACTTTTTGACAGGATTAAAAGATCAATACTACAAAGAGGTCAAGTTGGGCTCTAAGTTATTACCTGAACAACAAAAAGCTATTGAATTTTTCAACCGCTACAATGAAGAGCAAAAATCAAATCAAGAGTTATTAGAAAAACAAGCAACGCATTTTAACAATGAAACTCAAAAAGTTTTTAATACTGAATTTAAAGGTTTTAATTTCAAAGTTGGGGACAAAAAATTTAGGTTTAATGTTAAAGATGTTAATAAAGTAAAAGAAACTCAAGCAGATTTATTAAATGTTTTTGATAAATATGTCAATAAAGATAATAATCTTTTAAATGACGCTGCTGGTTATCATAAAGCTTTATTTGCTGCTGGTAACGCTGACGAAATAGCAAATCATTTTTATGAGCAAGGCAAAGCAGATGCCATTAAAGAAACTATGGCAAACGCTAAAAATATAAACATGGACCCACGCAAAAGTGCGGAAGGTTATGTTGATGCTGGTAGCGGAGTAAAAGTAAGAGCTGTTTCAGGTGATAATAATTCTGGTTTAAAATTAAAGTTAAAAAATTATTAAACTAAAAAAGTTAATTTAAAATGGCAAACGATAATACAATTAATGCTCCTATAGCAGGAAGTCTTGTCACCCCAGCTTATAAAAAAATGACTACTCTTGGTAGTTATTTAGATATTCAAAATGACGGTTGGGCTAAACAATACTTACCTGAATTATATGAGCAAGAAGTAACTAGATATGGAGATAGAACTATATCTGGATTTATTCAAATGATGGGTGCTGAAATGCCTATGGCTTCTGATCAAGTAATTTGGTCTGAGCAAGGTAGATTACACCTAGCATATCAAGGTACTGTTGCAACAAGCAGCGGCCTTGTAACAGCAATTAAAAACATTGATCAACCAGGACAAGCAGAAGTACACGCAGTAAGAAAAGGTGCTACTGTAGTATGTGTTGTATCAAATGTAGTTTTTAAAGGATTTGTTACAGAAGGAATTGAAGCATCTGATACTCAGTTAAAAATCAAACCTTACGCTGGAACAAATATGGACAACCTATCTGGAATAGCAGACACATCAACAACAATTAAGTTTTTTGTTTATGGTTCTGAATTCGGAAAGGAACTGATAAAATGGAAGGTTCTATTGAGCCCCAATTTAAAACTTTTACAAATAACCCTTTAATCATTAAAGATCACTTTGAAATCAATGGTTCTGACACTGCTCAAATCGGTTGGATCGAAGTATCTGGGGAATCTGGAAATAGCGGGTACTTATGGTACTTAAAATCAGAAGGAGACACTAGAGCAAGATTTAATGACTATTTGGAAATGGTAATGGTTGAAGCAGAAAAAGCTGCATCAGACGCAAGTGCTGGTGTACCTGCTGGTTCTGAAGGTTTATTAGCCGCTATTGGTTCAAGAGGTATGGTAGCAACAAATCAATTCAACGACTCAACAGGTGGGTTAGGTGAATTTGATGAAATTCTTACTGAACTAGA